CGTATCTACCCCCAAGGGTATGAATCATTTCTACCGCATGTGGCATGATGCGGAGAGAGGTGCAAATGAATATGTTCCAACACAAGTTCATTGGTCTGAAGTTCCGGGTAGAGATGAAGCATGGAAACAACAGACTATTGCAAACACATCTGAACAACAATTCAAGACTGAGTTTGAGTGTGAATTCTTAGGATCGATTGATACTCTTATTAGTCCAGCAAAGTTAAGATCTTTAGTATATGAAAAACCAATTCAAAGTAGTAATGGATTGGACGTATATGCCGAACCACAACCAAATCATGATTACGTTTGCACCGTTGACGTAGCTAGAGGGGTGGGAGAAGATTATTCGGCATTTATCATTGTTGACATAACTTCTTTCCCACATCAACTTGTCGCAAAATATAGAAAGAATGATATAAAACCGATGTTGTTCCCCAACATCATTTGGGAGACATGTAAGGCATATAATAATTGTTTTATCCTATGTGAAGTTAATGATATTGGAGATCAGGTGGCCTCCATAATAAATTATGATTTGGAATATCAAAATCTTCTCATGTGTTCCATGAGGGGTAGAGCGGGTCAGGTTGTAGGTCAAGGTTTTTCCGGAAAGAAAACTCAACTTGGAGTCAAGATGAGTAAGACCGTTAAAAAGGTTGGATCTCTCAATCTAAAGACAATGATTGAAAGTGATAAAATTTTATTCAAAGATTATGAGTGTATTTCTGAATTAACCACGTTTATATCTAAGAGCAATTCATTTGAAGCAGAAGAAGGATGTAATGATGACCTTGCCATGTGTCTGGTCATTTATGCTTGGTTAGTTGCACAAGATTACTTTAAAGAACTGACCGATCAAGATGTTCGTAAGAGGTTATATGAAGAACAAAGAGATCAGATAGAACAAGACATGGCTCCATTTGGATTTATGAGTGATGGATTAGATGATAATAGTTTTGTAGATTCTCAAGGAGATCGTTGGTATACGGATGAGTATGGTGATAGATCTTATATGTGGGAGTACTATTGATGGACATTGGGGATGATTATGATTTGGAACACCTGCTCTTTAAAGAAAGAGAATGTAGAGTTTGTGGGCAAACAAAAATTTTGATAGAAGATTTTTATAGAACCAGAAAAGATAGAGGAGCAAAACCATCTTCGTATTCATATGAATGTAAGGATTGTACTAAGAAGAGAATACTAGAGTCAAAAAAGAAAGACAATACAAAGTGGCACTACCCCGATTGGTGAGTTCACGTCAATATTCCCCGTTTTAAAAGACTGCAAATAATAAATATCTTTAGGAAATGAAACTCTTAAGGAGACACTACAATGGCGGTAGCGTTACTTTCTCCAGGTGTACTTACCAGAGAAGTTGACTTAACTGTTGGTAGAGCCGAAAATGTCCTTGACAACATTGGCGCTATTGCAGGACCTTTTACTCAAGGCCCAGTGAATGAACCCATCCTCATTCAAAACGAACAGGAATTAATCAACACTTTCGGTAAACCTGTCAGTACCGATGCACAGTACGAATATTGGATGAGTGCATCATCCTTCCTCAGTTATGGAGGAATCATCAAAGTTGTCAGAGCTGGAGCAACGACTCTCTCTAATGCTAACGCAGGTGTAGCGGCAACTAACACGAGCGGACTTCAAGTTTATAACTACGAAGATTACGTTGACAACCATCAAACCGACACCAGTTGGTTCTGGGCTGCTAAGAACCCAGGTTCTTGGTCGAATGGTTTAAAAGTTTGCGTCATCGACGACGCAGCTGACCAAATCATTGGTATTGCAACCACCAGTCTTGCTGGTGCTGGTGCAACTATTGGTTATGGTGTTACCACGGCTTTATCGGCTGTTTCCATTCCAAAGAGTGATGGTACGGTTGAAACTTTCACGGGATATCTGAAAGGCATCATCACCGGTCTTTCGACTGATGCAACCAACTCTGCAAGTAAAATTAATGTAAAGATTGTTAGTAGGGTATCTGCTGCAGGAACAGAAACTGCGGTCAGTTATGAGAAAGGTGGAACATTTAAATTCGATAATAGTGACTCAATTTATTTTGTAAATAACAGTGCTGCGAATGTAACAGGTGATGATGCGGCCTCTGTGAGAACGATCAATAGCGAACAAGACTGGTATGATCAGCAGCAGTTGGGTATCACCAACGGAACTGTATATTGGAACTCCATCGCTCCTAAACCAACCGCGTCTGCATATGTCACAGACAGAGATGGTAAGAACGATGGTATTCACGTTGTCGTTGTTGACGATAATGGCGAAGTAACTGGAATCAAGGGTAACGTTCTTGAGAAACACTTGGATCTTTCTAAGGCACTTGACGCAGTATCTGCTGCACAGGCTCCTCTGAAGACCTACTACAAAAATTACATCGCAGATTTCTCCGAGTACGTTTTTGCTGGATTCAACCCATCTGTTTCTGGTAATGTTATCCAAGGAACCGAACCACAAGTTTCTGGATTCACAACCTCTTACACCAAACCCGCTATCTCTAACGGATCTTGGGGACGTAAGGCACAAGGTAATACCTTCAATGTTCTGGGTAACGTAACTTACTCCATTGGTGGTGGTGTTGATTACACTGCTGCTGGTGGCATGACTGCAGAACTTTCGGATCAAATCACTGCTTATAACTACTTCCGAAACAAAGATGAGGAAGAAGTAGATTACCTGATCATGGGACCAGGTATGTCACAGGAAGGTGAGTCTAAGGCAAAGGCCGCAAGACTTATTTCTATCGCCGGTGAGAGAAAGGATTGTGTCGCTGTTATCTCCCCACACAGAGGTAACATTGTTGGACAGACCAACAGCACTACCATGACGAACAACGTCCTTGGATTCTTTAACTCGTTACCATCATCGTCTTATGCGATCTTTGATTCGGGTTATAAGTATATGTTCGATAGATTTAATAATGAGTTCCGTTATGTACCATGTAATGCAGACATTGCTGGTCTGATGGTGAGAACGAATATTAACTTCTATCCATGGTTCTCCCCTGCTGGTCAACAGAGAGGCATCCTCAACGATGCGATTAAGTTAACCTACAACCCAACGCAGGCAGAAAGAGATCAACTCTATAAGGCAAGAATCAACCCAGTCATCTTCCAGAAGGGACAAGGTATCTTACTCTTTGGTGATAAGACTGGTCTTGGATATGCATCCGCATTCGACAGAATTAACGTCAGAAGACTGTTCCTTACTGTTGAACAGGCACTTGAAAATGCCGCGAAGTCGCAGCTCTTTGAATTCAACGATGAAATTACCAGAGCTAACTTCATCAACATTGTGGAACCTTATCTTCGCGACGTACAATCCAAACGAGGATTGTTTGACTTCCTCGTCATTTGTGACGAGACTAACAACACCCCCGATGTTATTGATAATAATGAATTCAGGGCAGATATCTTCCTGAAGCCAACCAAGTCCATCAACTTCGTCAGCCTGACTTTCGTTGCTACTCGCACCGGAGTCAGCTTTGAGGAAGTCGCTGGTCGAGTTTGATCGATTACCGTCTAAATAACATTGTAGGAGACCAAAAACAATGGCAGTACAACCAATTCCAACCAATAATCGAGGCATTTTCGATTTTCGTGCTAAACTCGATGGTGGTGGTGTTAGACCCAATTTATTTGAAGTTGAACTGGAGTGGCCTTCCGAGGCCATTCCAACCGGCGTAACAGATAAATTACTTGCAGATCAAGGTAGATTTCTGTGTAAAGCTGCTGCGATGCCTGCATCCAACATTGCCCCAATTGAAGTCCCATTCAGAGGTAGAATTCTGAAGGTCGCTGGTGATAGAACGTTCGATACTTGGACCGTTACTATTATCAATGACACTGACATGGCACTTCGCGGTGCATTTGAAAGATGGATGAATCTGATCAACAAAGTCAGCAATAATGCTGGTAGAGTTAATCCAGCCGAATATCAAACTATTGCTAAGGTACACCAACTCGGTAGAGCTAATGTATCTGGCAAAAACTTGGCATCGGAAGCAAACATTCCCATCCTGAGAAGCTATGAGTTCCAAGGTGTATTCCCAACTAACGTATCTCAGGTAGATCTCTCCTACGAATCTACCGATACCATTGAGGAGTTTACTGTAGAACTTCAGGTTCAGTATTGGACCGCCACCGGAAATGGAGGAGCCGTAGCCTGATAAATAGATCAAAGCAATACGATCTGTATATCATACAATGGCCCGCCTTTTTGGATTTTCGATAGAAGATAATCAAAGACTTTCTAAGTCTGCCCAGTCCCCCGTTCCTCCAAATTCGGAGGACGGGGTTGACTACTTTCTAAGTAGTGGGTTCTTTGGACAATACGTTGACATTGAAGGCGTATATAAAACAGAGTTTGATTTAATTAAGAGATATCGTGAGATGTCTTTGCATCCCGAGTGCGACAATGCTATCGAAGATGTTGTTAATGAAGCTATCGTAAGTGATTCAAACGATCACCCGATTGACATTAATTTAGATAATCTAAATGCTGGTGATACTTTGAAGAAAGTCATCAGACAAGAATTTAAATATGTTTTAGATTTATTGGATTTTGATAAAAAGTGTCATGAAATTTTCCGCAACTGGTATGTTGACGGAAGAATCTTCTATCATAAAATCATCGATCTTAAGAGACCACAAGATGGTATTCAAGAGATCAGACATATTGATTCGGCTAAAATCCGATTCATTCGTCAAGAGAAAAAGAAAGAAGATAACATCAGACTTCCTAACGAGAATCTAAATAAAGACGCAAAGATTGAACCACCCGAGATTGAAGAGTATTTTCTCTACAATCCACAAACCAGATATGGTATTGGCAACTATGGTGCCAATAAGGGTGGCATCAAACTTGCAAAGGATGCCGTTTCGTATTGTTATTCTGGATTGGTTGATAGAAATAAGCAAACGTCTTTGTCTTATCTCCACAAAGCAATCAAGTCTCTCAATCAACTTCGTATGATTGAAGATGCGCTTG